GCAGATAGAAAAAGACCTATTGAAGAACGAGCAAACACCTCCCCAACTGAAATGTATGCTCAATTTAGAAGAATTGTCCAAACATGGAACACGGGAAGAAATCCTCAACAAGTTATGGATTTATTTAATGAAGTATTCGGTGAAGGTGAATTAGAGGATTTTTTTGATGATGAAGAATCTATGTCTATATTCCGTGATATTTTTCATTTTGTTGCTAATATGAATAATTTAGGAGCAAGTGATATGATTATCCCACCAACACATAGGGAGTATTTTACTGGTCCAGAGTTAGAAGAATTAATGGAAAATACAGAACAAGAACAAGACATGGACTATGAAACAGATATGGAAGGAACAGGAATAAAAATAGCCCCTATGTATAGGAGGGCTGTAGGTGATAGATTATTTAGAAGAAAAGGCATTAATTTATCTTTAACTAACTATGATTAAAATCTAACATCATTATATAGAATGAATAAAATTTGCGGTAAAGGTGCCGGAGCATCTGTATTGCGAAGATTTGACAATATAAGAGTTGATGATTTACATACATATACAGATAATGAACTCAATAATTTAATTCTGGCTATAAACTCTATTCCATTTCAACAACAATCAACACACCAAAGAAGATTAATGGTGAATGCAATTATAATAAGAGTAAGAAATCAAATAGGACAACAAACTCCATCAGTTACTGATGATGAAAGTGATACATCATCTATGGATGTTGAAACAGAAGGGACGGGTATAGGACCTATATATTTAAGAGGTAAGAGAGAATTAACTGGAATGAAAAAAGGAATTCATTATGGGATTATAGGATATGATTAATTTTCTTGCTTAATTATATAAGATGAAAGCAGCACCATTAACAAGATATATAAGAAAAATAAAACCAATCCATTTTAAAGCAACAGGTGAAAAGGATGTGATTGATAGAGACCCAGAGTTTCCTATTATTCATCCAAAAGGTGAGTTTATAGATAAACCACAAATAAGAAAAGATTTGATTTATAGAACTCCTATGAAGGTTTATAATGAATTTGAAAATGATGAAGGCATTTACGATATTGAAAAATTAGCACAAATAAAACAAAGAGACTATGGTTCTGGGTTTCGTGAATCTACTTTTAAAATAAAGAGTAGAACCTAATTGATTTTTAAATAGTATAATTTAAAAATTAATATCTTTATTAAATATATAATGGCTTTGAATAATTTAGAAATAGATGAACTTGCTGAAAAGATGGACATACCTCTCGTGTTCTGTAACTTCAAAAATAAATTAGAAGATGAATCTCTTGAATATAATCATTTTTATATAGTCAATCTTGAAGATGAATATGATGAAGTAACTGGTTTAAAAAATAGCGGAAGTCATTACACATGCTTCCAAGTTAATAAATATAAAAATGATTCAGTTGAGGCTGTTTATTTAGACCCATATGGAGTTGAACCACCAACTGATGTAATCAATTTTATAGGATTTACTCCAGCATATAATAAGAAACAAATCCAAGGAAGTTTAAATAACGCTTGTGGATGGTTCTGTTTAGCATATGGTCATTTTATTAATTCTTATCCTAATAGAACAAAAGACCTTTATACAGATAGTTTAAACTTTACTGAACTATTTGAAGATCTCGCAGAAAGTAATCATCATTTGAAGAATGAATGGATTTTAAAACATTTTTTTAGGTCTAATGACCCTAACAAAAGGAGACCTATAGAGGTTGAAGGATTAGACCAGAATAATATATCTGGGGAAAATTTTGCTCACAAAATTATTATAGACAAATAATCTCTAATTAAAAAATTTATCCACTTTTTTTTAAAGTATTCATGAGCATTATTTAGTATTATATAATGAATACTGACAACAACAATAACAACAAGAAGGCAGTTGCTTATGCATGGAGCAGATATTATAGCGAAGTAGATAGGAATATGGAATTATCAAGACAATATTGTGAATTATTAGATAAAGTCAATAACAATAGTGAATTGCCTCAACACATTATTGATGAACTCAAAGAATTATATAAAATGATTAAAAAAGAAATAGAATGCCCCATTTGTATAGAACCAATCAATAATGAAAATCTAAAAATTACAAGTTGTGGGCACAAATATTGTATTAATTGCTATGATAGAATAGACTGTTGTGCTATATGCAGAAAGAAGATATATAAAAAATCTTAATTAAAAAATTGATTGCATTTTTATGAATACCATATAAGCATTAAAATAACAATATATATTATAATGGCTGGATTTCATACAAAAACATTTATAAAACACGATGACTATATGACCCCTAAATATGCATGGGAGAATATACAACAATACATACCAAAGGATAAAGTAATATGGGAAGCGTTCTATGGTGATGGTCAATCTGGAACATATTTAAAGGAATTAGGATTTGAAACTATTCATGAACCAGTTGATTTCTTTAAAAACGATTTAGGTGAAATGATTGTTTCTAATCCTCCTTTTTCAAAATCCAAAGAAGTTATGAAACGGTTAATCGTATTAGATAAACCGTTTATTATGATTATGCCAAGTAGTAAAATAAACACTTCTTATTTTCGTGAATGGAAAGACAAAGGCATACAAATTATCATACCCAGAAAAAGAATCCACTTCACCAAATTAGTTGATGGCAAACCCGTTGAAGGATGGAAGAACGCATGTAATTTTGACTGCTTTTATTATTGTTATAAAATGAATCTACCAAATGATATTGTATGGTTAGATTAGATTACTTCCAAACAGTTCTGTCATATGACATTATTGAATCTTTATTTAATTCAAAAACAACTATAAAACTCATTCCATACCATTTATAAACTTTACACATATGTAGTTTAGTTATACCATATCCGGCTTTTTCCATCATTTCAATTCTTCTTGTTGTTAAATTTCCTACTCCTATTAAGTAGGATATAACTCTGGGTTTTAAAGAAATAGATTTCTCTAAAACTTTATCCATTAATGAATAGGGTGGGTTGCTACATATAACATCCACTTTTTCATTAAACTCAAAGAAGTCCTTTTCTTCAAGGATTTCACACCATAGTTTGTTATTTGTAGGAAAGTTATTGTAATACACTCCACTATTTTTAAATGGGTCAAGCCATATCTCATTCTCTTTTAAATCTATCATATTAATGTGTTGTTTTGCTAATTCAATAGGTGTGATAAATACATCGTTAGGACTATCTCTATGTTTTATGTTATGACTAATAGAAGAACTCATCTTATATAGTCTTATTATGTTTTAAATTTTTCATTTCAATTTTTTAAAAAGTCTCATGGAAATCTTTAATAAAAAAAAAAAAATTGATTTGTTTTTTTATCAAGAAAATATACTCAATACATACTACGATATAGTAATATAATATAATACAAAATGGAATACTCTAAGACTGAAATGGTTGAAGCAATTCAAGAACACCTATCTAATCAAGGTAGAAGATTAACGAACGCTAAATCTGCGACAAAAGATTATTTAATACAAAAAATTACTGAATATGGAATAGATATTGAAACATTTAGTAATGAAAGAAAAGAAAGACTTAAAAGAGAAAAAAAAGAGCGTGCTATTAAGAAAAAACAAGAAGATATTGAATCAAAAAAAAGAATAGAAGAGTATCAAAAAGAACAAGAAGAACTTTCAAAAGAAAGAGAAGAAATCATTAATAAAACAAGTAAGATTGAAAGTTTATTTATTTATAGAACAAGAAAAGCAATCTTTAAAGAACTTGAAGATGTATTAAGAAAAGAAGAATATGAAAAAACTAATGAAAGATTAATAAAAGAGACTGATATAATGGAACAAACAGCGAAAAATGATGGACAGCGTGTTGAACGAATTGGTCCTAATAGGTTAAATATTAATGGAATTAATATAGAAAATGGTTTTTATCACACTAAAACGACAGTAGATATTTATATAAAATGTTTTTCAAAAATAGAAAGATTTCAATTGTTTGGACCACTTGAAAAATATGGAATTTTAGACAATTTATTAGAATACTATGGTGAATTTATTAAAGGAAGAGAAGAATGGAAAGAACAAAGAAAATCTATTAATGAAGAAAAACAACAAATAAAGATGAAGGAATATTTATCAAAAACAATAAGATGCGATACATGGGGATGTAATCAAGAGTTAAGAGTTATGCACAAAGATGTTCTTGAGTTTATATGTAATGAATTAACTCCAGAACAAATTTTAAAGATTAATGAATTTCAACTTAACCACAAATAACTTTAGGAGAAATTGTTAAAAAATAATCCATATCCATTTTTATACGAAATATCCATTTTTTGCCCCGATTTGAAAAAGTCCTCATGGGAATGTATATAATCTATATATATCCATGGGGACTTTTGCAAATCTGGGCAAGAAATGGATATTTTGCATATTTTAAGATATAGAATTATTTTTATAAAAAATGATTTAAAATAAATCTACTATATATATATAAGATGAATCAAATAGAAATGAATGCTGAAATAGAAGTTATTAAAAGAAGAGGAAGAAAACCTAAACCGGAAAGTGAGAAAAAAACAGCAAACCTCCGTGCCTATCATGCTGAATATCACAAAAATAGAGGTGAGAAGTATTTAAACCACCAGAACAAACGAAGAAAGACTGAACATTTTTTAAAAAAATTTATTATTGAAAAACAATTTATTGAAAAATACAAAAATGATTTAGGAAATTTAGTCCGTATTCATCAACTAATAGAAGAACTTGAATCTGGGGTGTGGGAACAATTTTTAAATGACAAACCTAATTTTATTTATTCAAAAAAATCCTAATCATTTAGGAATTTTTTTTAAAAAATTGATTTAAAAAAATTGATTGCAATTTTTTTAAAAAATTGATTGTCTTTAAAGAATTAATTTTATTTTAGGAAAAATTGATTTAAAAAAATATCTATATAGTATATATATAAGATGAGTGGTTTAAACCTACACATAGAAATAGAGCGTGATTGTGTCCTTGATGGATTAGTGCTATATGAACCTATTGATGAAAACTTGCTGGATAAGTGTATAAATTGCGATTTATTAAAAACTGGATACACGGATAAGAAATGGTTTGAAAATGAAAAACAACAATTAGAAAACTATAAAAGAAAAATATCAAGAAATCTTGCTCGTGTTGAGTATAGACGAAAAGAAGGTTATAAAATAGGTCGTGTTAATCCAGTAGGCTCATTAGGACTTCATAGTTTAACAAGAGAAACACGACACACACTTGTGAATGGTAGAATGAGAGACATAGATATTGAATGCTGTCATCCAGTTTTGCTATTACAAGTATTGATTCACAATAATTATAAAGGTTCTATCAAATATATTAAAGATGTTGTGGAAAATAGAAATAAATGGACGGACATTATTGCTGAAAGTTATAAATTGTTTGACCATAGTGATGTTAAGAAAGAACCTACACACGAAAGAAAATTGCAGATAGTTAAAAAATTATCAAAGACTTTAATCATACGAATATGCTATGGTGGGTCTGTTAGTGAATGGAAAAAAGACAATTTTATAAAAGAAGGTTCTATGCCGGAATGTGTTAAGAATTTAGTTGAAGAAGTGAAAGGAATATTTGCGTTTATATGTGATTCAAATCAAGATTTATATAAACTATGTAAGCAGAAGAATATTGAAAAAGGAAAAGATTATAATCATGAAGGCACAACAACTTCGTGGTTTTTACAAGATAAAGAATGTTTGATTTTAGAAACAATTTACACATATTGCTGTGATAATAATCTTATAACAGACGATATATGTGCTTTATGTAATGATGGCATTATGATTCAAGAAGAAAATTATACACCAGACCTTCTTCAAAAATTTGAATCTCATGTGTTAGAACAAACTGGGTTTAAAGTTCGTTTTACAGAGAAAAGTCTTGATGAAGGCTATGCTGATATTTTAGATAAGCATATAATATTTGATTTATACAGATTTGACATAGTGGATGCAAACTACGCTAAATATTTTAAATTGCTTTACCACAATCAATTCATTCATCATTATGGTTTTACATATTCATATAATGGATTTTATTGGGAGAAAGATGAAATGAAAAAAAACTGTTGTATTAATGATAAAATTGTAAATGATTTTAGAACATATGTCATCAAAAGAACATTTGGAATTAGAAAAAAAGCAGTTTGTGATTTGAATGATTACAAAGAAGATAAATTTATGGACGCGAATGGAGTGAAGAAAAAGACTATGGATATTTTGAAACAGTTACAGCAAAAATATAAAATAAATGTTGATGTGAATAAATATGAAGATAGTGGAAAAATCCATGCTTATATAGATGGAGTATGTTCTGTTATTGATTGTTATTTAAAACTTGTTGAAAAATATTTAGGTAATGTTTCAACACGCGATCGCCTTGTGAAGGATATATGTAGAGAAATAACTTGTGATTGGATTAATATGGATCAAAATGAATATTTATTAGGTTTCTTAAATGGTGTTTATAATCTTAAGACATCATCATGGATTAAACCCCATTATAGTCAATATATATCATTAACTACTGGATGGAAATGGGTGAATAGTTATTCAAAGAAATACAAAACAGAATTAAATAAAATACTTTCAACGATTCATACAAATGAAGAAGTGAGAAAGCATTATTTAATAGTATTGAGCACAGGACTATATGGAAAAGTAGTCCCACATTTCTTTGTAGCAAAGGGTGTTGGTCGTAATGGCAAAAGTGTTTTAAATGGTTTGATGATGAAAACAGTAGGCACTTATGGCTATAAATTAGCATCTCAAGCAGTTTCATCATCCATTAAAGAGGGTCCTAATCCTACAATAGCAAATATGGATAATAAACGGTTCGTTTTAGTTCAAGAACCGGAAAAAAGCAAACGAGTTCAAACATCAACCATCAAAGAAATAACTGGAGATAAAGCGATAAATTGCCGGACACTATGGAGCACAAACACAGAAACGCGTTTAAAACTGACTTTGGTGATGGAGTGTAATGATTTACCTCAATTAGATGAAACGGGTGATGCTATTGCTGGAAGAATTAATGTAACACCATTCAAATCAAGATTCTTATTAGAACATATATATAATGATTTGACAGAAGAAGAAAAAGAAAGTGGTCTGTGTCATCTTGCTAATCCATATTATACGGGTGATGAGTTTCAAGATTTATATAAACAAGCATTAATGGAAATACTCATGGAACATTTTAAAATATTCAAGCAAAACAACTATATTATTAAAGCACCGAAAGAAGTAATCAAAGAAGCAGATGAATATATGAAGTATAGTGATGACTTTTATGGATGGTTTTCAAATAAATTTGTCAAGGATGAAAATAGTATAATTGAATTTAAGAAAGTTTTTCAAGAATTCACATTCAGCAAATATTATGAAAATATGTCTAAGAAAGACAAAAGATCATTTAATCAATCAAAAATGAAAACTCAAATAATGACAAATTACTTTTTGAAATCGCACTTTCAATATGGAAAATCTATGTATAAAGGCACGCAGTTAAAATGTGATTCTATATGTGGATACAGATTAAAAGGGTATAGTGATGATGATAGTGAAGACGATGAAGCAGACGACAATAGTATGGACACAATTGAATTTTAAATCTAACATTACTATAGATGGATATTATAAAAAAATTTAAAATATATGGACATCAAGAATTAGTATCATATATTTTTTCTTTTTTGGATTTTGATTATAACATATATGTGATAATGAATGAACGAAAAAGAAGGGGAAGGTCATTAACTATTTTAACATATCCGTTGAGTGAATATTTATATAAAGAACAGCATCAAAGGATTGACGAGATAAGTTTCATTTCAAAATCTATTTAATAAATAGTCAATTATTATTTATTAAAATTGTTCAAAAATAATATATATCCATTTTTATACAAAATATCCATTTTTTGCCCCGATTCCGAAAAGTCCTCATGGGAATATATACAATCCCTATATCTCCATGGGGACTTTTGCAAATTGGGGCAAGAAATGGATATTTTGCATATTTTAAGATATGAAATAATTTATATCAAAAATGCTTTAAAAAAATAAGTGGAGGTCTCTATTCTTCTTCTTTTTTTTCTTCAAAATCATCCGGATCCAGATATTCTAAAAGTCCCCTTCTAAATTTTTTTTTCATGTCAGCACTATCAGCATCTATAATAAAAGTTTGAAATTTTTCTTTTGTAGCAAAATCAAACATTTTAAATAATTGGTCTTTGGATACTTGAAGGCTATAATCACTTAATATAGTTTTGATTTCTCTTTGACCTCCTAACTTCAAAAATACAGCATAGTTGCTATTTTTTCTTATCATTTTTGGAATATCAAAGTAAGACTGCGATAAGTATATGACTGAGCATCCTCGTTTTCTACATCTAATATAATAGTTAATAATTGGGGTTTGATTCTTAGCAGTTACTAAATCATCAAAAATTACCATATTATTTTCATCTTTATCAAAATCATCAAGGTTTGGAATGTTTTCCATTCCTTCTTTGATGACAATACGATTTTTAGATTTATCTTCTAAATGATTATATAGAGGTTCATCTTTGTTTCGTGTTATTAAAAAAATTTTATCAAATGTTCCATCCAGTTGGTGTAAGAAATGATATAAGAAATTTGATTTTCCAGAACCAGAAGGAGCACTCACACACATACGAAAATGGAGATCCATATTATGCTTTTGTTTGTTTGGATTGTCAATTTTTTTAATATATTGTTTAGGTAATTTAGTATAATAGTTAGGGATTGACATTATATAAATATAAAGGAGAAAAAATATTTTTGAATTAATTATCTATTAATATAGTAAAGAATGGTTGTCGTTGATCCTATTCCTAATAATATAAACACAATACAAAGTTTAATTTATCAGTTTTATACGAACCCCACACAAGCAAAATTCACAAATTCATCTAATGTTCCATACTATGGAACTATTAGTCTTTGGGATATGAGTAATGTAACAAGTTTAAATGGAATGATGGCAAATACTATTTATGGACCTAATTTCAATTATGATATTTCAGCGTGGAATGTTTCAAATGTTACAAATTTTCAATTCTGTTTTTTTATTGGTATTGGATATTATTGCCCTTTTAATCAAAATATTAATAGTTGGAATGTTTCTTCTGCTACAAATATGGCTGGAATGTTCGGTTATTGTCCTAATTTTAACCAGTCTTTAAATAGTTGGAATGTGAGTAATGTTTCAAATTTTAATTCTATGTTTTTAAATGCAACATCATTTAATGGAGACATATCTGCTTGGAATACATCAAGTGCTACAAATATGACATTTATGTTTCAAAATGCATATGCATTTAATAGAGATTTGATAAATTGGAATACAGCAAGCGTTTCAAATTTTGCTGGTATGTTCAATAATGCATATGCATTTTCATATGATTTAAGAGGTTGGACTACATTACCTTCCCCTACATTTAACAATATGTTTTTAGGTGCGTCATCACTTCCATCTATTATGACAAGCGACCCATATTTTAGTGTAACACCTACTGCTAATTTATTTAATAGATCTGGAGTAAAAACACCTTTAACAGATGCTAATTTTTCAAGCACAATAAGTCTCTGGTTTTCCTCTCCTTCAAATCAAGTATTTACAGATAGATATAACTTAACTGGAGCATGGTATGATGTTATTTCTAATTGGGATGTTTCATCTGTAACCAGTTTTTATAGAGCATTTTTAAATCAAACAACATTTAATGATGATATTTCCGCGTGGGATACATCAAGCGTTACAACTTTAGAGGAAACATTTAGAGGTTGCACTTCATTCAATCAACCATTAAACTCATGGAATGTTTCAAATGTGACCACACTCCGTTCTACATTTAGATTTGCGAGTTCATTTAATCAACCATTAAATTCTTGGAATGTTAGTAATGTTGATAATTTACTTTGGACTTTTCATGGTTGTTCTGCGTTCAATCAAGATTTAAACAGTTGGAATGTTTCAAATGTTACTACTATGATTTGGACATTTCGTTTGGCAACTAATTTTAATGGAAATATAACTTCATGGAATACAGCAAATGCTACAAGTATGAGTGCACTGTTTGAAGGAACTTCATTCAATCAAAATATTAGTGGATGGAATACAATAAATGTTACTGCTATGCCCGGGTTGTTTAAAAATTGCCCATTCAATCAAAATATTAGTGGTTGGAATGTTTCAAATGTTACAAATTTTAGTGAGACATTTAGAGACAATACCGTGTTTAATCAAAATATATCTGCTTGGAATACATCAAGTTGTGTAAATATGAATAATATGTTTAATGGTGCAACAGCATTTAATGCAAGTGTTAGTGGATGGAACACATCAAATGTCTTAAGAATGGATGGGATGTTTGAAAATTTACCATCATTTAATCAAGACATATCTTCTTGGAATACATCAAGCGTTACAAATATGACAAATATGTTTAGCGGTTGTTCTGCGTTCAATCAAGATATTTCCAGTTGGGATGTTTCAAGTGTGCAAGATGCTACTTCTATGTTTAGAGATTGCATTTCATTCAATCAGTATATAAGTAATTGGAATTTTAATCCTGTAGATGTAGGAAACATTTTTACAGGAGCCACTCTAATGATTGCCAGATTCACAGGTGTAACTGGATTTGGACCACCTACAACAACAGCATTTTTTAGTTGGAATTATACACCTATAACAAATGCAAATATAGCATCAGTTGTTTCTTCTTGGATAAGCAACCCCAGCGATGCTATTTTTACAAATCCACAAAATTCACCATACTATGATGTTATTCAAAGATGGGATGTTTCACAAGTTACAGATTTTACTAATGCGTTGAATGGTTTAACAACAAACGAAGATATATCACGATGGAATACAGCAAATGCCACAAATATGACATCTATGTTTGAAGGTGCAACTTTGTTCAATAATCCTATAAATACAGCAACTATTACAGATAATTTTTATTTCAATAATCCATACACAGCATGGGATGTTTTAAATGTTACAAATATGACATCTATGTTTAAAAATGCGATTGCGTTTAATCAAAATTTAAACAGTTGGAATATTTCAAATGTTACAACTTTGGAGAGTATGTTTGAAGGAGCAACATCTATGAATTCACCTATAAATTTATGGAATGTAAGTAATGTTGAAAATATAAAAAAATTATTTAGAAGTGCTACTTCATTTAATCAAGACATATCTTCTTGGAATGTGGGTAATGTTACAACTTTAGAGGAAACATTTAGGAATGCATCTTCGTTCAATCAACCATTAAACTCATGGAATGTTTCAAGTGTGACCACACTCAAATCTACATTTAGAGAAGCAAGTGAATTCAATCAACCATTAAGCACTTGGAATGTTAGTAATGTTGTAGATTTACTTAATACTTTTCAATTGGCTTCTAAATTCAATCAAGATTTAAACAGTTGGAATGTTTCAAATGTTACTACTATGATTTGGACATTTCGTTTGGCAACTAATTTTAATGGAAATATAACTTCATGG